GTTCTTCTTTCTGATAGTGATCTCTGGCGATCTGCAAACGTAGATCCTGCAGCGCCGACACGTCTGCATCGTGCTTGGAGAACAGCAGCGCTATGCTCGAATCCTGTTTTGCGTCGCGCGTCGAGCAGTCAGTACGCACCTGTTCGATCAGCTTGCCTTGCTCGGCGTCTTTCTGGCGCAGGAAATACCCAATGATCGAGAACACAATTCCTATGAGAAACAAGCCGATTTCGAACGCCATGCTTAGAGCCCCCCGTAAGCGATGACACGCGGCTTCGACTTGTGCCGCTCCCACTCCTCTCTCACGCGCCCGCAGTACCCTTCGAACTGCGCGCGGAAGTCCTGCGCCCGCCCCTTGTCGAACGTCTCGGCGTCCTGTTTCATGTGCGCGCGTGCCTTCATCCACAGCAGCAGCGACTCGTGGTGCTCTTCGTCCACGTCGACGAACTCCTGCCCGTCGCCTGTGATTTTTTCGAGCGGCAAACGCATCACCGACAACTTCACGGTATCCGCCACGAGCGGCACCTGCACCCAGCGCACCAGCCCCTTCTGCTCGCCGAAAATCATGCTGTGCACCTCACCGGGCTGCATGTCGCTGTCCGTAGCGGCGTTCCCGTAGTCCAGCGTCGGGCGCTCGGTGTCGGTGTAGTTGATGAGCGTCAGTTTGCGCCCGGTCGACACCAGCCGCGCCTCGCGGTACTTGAGGATCTTCTTGCTGACCTCCGTCGTCGCCTCGCCAGCAACGATGTCGATCTCGGTGATCGACGAGCTGATGTCCGCCACGCCGCCAGTCAGACGAACGAACTGCTTGTATGCGTCGTTCATGTAGCCCCACACCTCAAAGTCCGACCAGAGGTACGGCGCCACGCTATCGTCTATCTCGCTGCGAAACAGCTCATACAGCTCGTCGCTCGTCACATCAGGCTCCCGCTTCCTCGGCCTTGAAGCGGCGCCAGGCAGCCAGGCGCTCGCCGGCGTCGATGTCGAAGCCCAGGATCTTCTCCAGCACCTTGACGTGCGGCTCGCCGGCCGCCGTGAAGTTCTTCGAGTCGTTCTCGGTCACGACCTCGCGGATCGCCTCGACGATCAGATCCTCGCGCTCCTGGCCGCTCGGCGCCTCCTTGACGACCACTTCAGGCGGCAGCACGTCGGGCCGCTCGCCGTCGACCGGCTCGGCGCCGATAGCGATGGCTTCCTTGACCACTTCCGGCGGAACCCACGTCGGCTGTCCCTTGACGAAGTTCAGCATGTGACCACGGGTGGAACGCAGGGCGTAGTCCCTGTTCAGCACGTATTCAGGCACAAGACCTCCTTTGAAGAGAGTGGATGGAAGAAGCGGCCCCGGAGGGCCGCTTCCAGGTCAGACCTTAGTTGGTCTGAACTTCGTTGCTGCGCCCCTGGATCGTGTACAGGACACGAACAGTGGCCTTGCCCGCAGTGGCGTTCGCCACCGTCAGGTTGAAGGTCAGGCGCAGGTTCTCGCCAGCTCCGCGGAAACCCGTCAAGGTCAGCGCCGTACGGGCCGCTGACATGAGGTTGATAGCGGAGCCGTACCGAGTGGCCGAAGCCGAGTCGCCGATCGAGACGGTGGCGACCGTGGTGCCGGTATAAGCCGTCTCCACGACCAGCTCACCACCGATGACGTTGGCGTTGGCCGGCAGGTTGATGACGTCGACGACCGGGTTGCCGCCGAAGGTCTTGAAGTCCTTCGTGACCCCGTTGATGTCGACCATCGTATCGTCGAAGTTGAACGTGAACTCCGCCATCAGCGGCCATTGCGCGTTGCGAGTAGCTTTCAGAAGTGCCATGGCTCGTTCTCCTTACTGAGCGGTGTAGAGGGAAAGCACGCCGAAGTCTTCGGTCGTACCGCCGCTGTACTGGGTGTAGAACTGCGGCTTGCGGAAGCCGAGGATCTTCCCGGTCTCGATGCCCTGCTGGTTGCCGTAGTCGAACTCCTTCTCGTTCCACTCCGGCTCGCCCAGGTCGGCGAAACCCAGGGCCTGGGCGCCGCAGAACAGCACCTGGCACCCGTCGATCGCGCCGCCTGCACCCCACTTCGAACCGCTCGCGGCGGTACGGGTGTTGTAGACGTGGCGGAACTCGTGCAGGTAGAGGCCGTCGACCTTGATGGTAGAACCGGTGAACAGCGGGTTCGAGCTGTCGCGGGTCTGAGCGTGGCGCAGGTTCTGCATGAACGTCGGGTCCAGCTTCAGGCGGGCCATGGCCTGCGGGCTGAAGAAGACATGGAACGTCTCCTCGCCGCCCTTCTCGCGCACGCCACGGATGTAGTGATCCTTGGCGTACGCCTTGGCCTGGACCAGCATCTCCCAGCAAGGATAGTCGCCAGTGCCGACCGCACCTGCGACGATGCCGCCAGTGCCGGTGCCCCACAGGATGCTCTTGGTGCCCTCGTCCCACTGACCGTAGCGCTTGGCGCTCGGCGCCACCACATCGGCGGCGAACTCCAGGTTGGTCAGATCGGAGCCGGTACGGGTGCCGCCGGAGTTCTTGTTGGCGTATGACACGCCGGCAAGCGAGAGGAACGCCAGCTGGTCGATCCGATCGGAGAGCCAGTAAGCCAGCTTGTCGCGGCTCTGGCTGCGGAAGTTGACGACCGATTTCTGCTCGGCCATCTTGCCTTCGTTGCGGTTCGCGTTGCGCAGCTGGTCGCAGCGGATCACCAGGTCGCTGGAGCGCATCGACTCCTCGTTGCCTTCCAGGGTGCGGTCGCCGGCAACGCCGTCGCCTTCCATGTCGTGCACCAGGGTAATCACCGCGCGGGCGCCCTTCTCGGTCTGCTTCAGCTCAGTGATGCGCTGAATCAGGGAGTTCGAGTCGCTGCCGAGAAACTTGCCGATGAAGCTGAGGTTGCGTGCCTGCTCCCACAGATCGCGGGACCAGACGGTTTTCTGCTCGTTCGTGAGCAGAGCAAAGTTCGTTGTGCTCATAGAGCCTCCGTAAAAGTCGAACGAAAACTTCTCTGACGTACTGCGTCAGATCACAGGCCACGGTGTCGCTGCGGCTCGCGCGTTTGTCCGACCATTACGGAGGTCGCTCCGGGCGCTGTGTCGTCGCGCCCTACGCAGGTACTACTTGCAGCCAGATTACATCAGACTCCGTTAGAAATCAACACCCTTGTCCGGTCGTGCCGCCCTGAAGCAAGCGACCACGGCGGCGAACAGGTAGTCCTTCGCCCGCTGGGTCTGCGGCAGCTGGTCGAATGGCACCATGCACGGGTGCGTCTTCTTCGAGGCGTCCTTCTTCAGTCCCCATCGCCAGCCGTCCGCCTGCTTCAGCTTCAGCCACAGCTCGTGGCTCTTCGCCGGGGAGCGCGGCTGCTCCAGATGCGCCCGCACGCCCTCGACAGCTGAATCGCGCTGCCACTCCGGCGCCTCCTCCCAGGGCGGCTGGGAGTGGTCGCCCAGCGACTCGCAGTACGCCCGGTTCACCTCGTGGCAGATCCGGGCGATGCCCTCTTCCGTCAGATGATAGATCGCCGAACGATGAGCGGCGTTGAAGTCGACCGAATGAACGTCGGCGGTCATAGCATATCCCCTCTGAGCCGAGCCTTCGTCGCGTCGGGCAGCGCGCGGAACTCCTCGTCGGTGAGTTTCTTCACGTCCACCTTCTCGGTCAGCCCGCCCTTGTCGGAGTCCTTGCCGGCGTCTTTCAGCGCCGCAGGCGTCTTCGCTGCGGCGTCCAGGTTCGCCTTCACCTGAGCTTCGGTGCGCTCCTTCGCCGCGTCCTTCGCCGCCTGCAGGCCCTTCTCGTCGGCCGCCGCAGCCGGCAGCGCCGTCTTGAACTTCTCCATCACCGTAGCTGCCGCCTTCACCAGAGCATCAGCCGGCGCCATGCGGTCACGCTCGATGTACGTGCGCTGCGAGGAGAGCACCAGCTCGGTGAGCGTCTGGTCGAACTCGTCGCTCTTCTCGTTGAGCTGCGGGTACGCCGCCTCCAGGCGCTCGATCGCCATGTCCAGGCGCACCTCTTCGCGTGCCTGGTCCTTGGCGCGACTCGATAGCCGGTCGGACTCCTGAATCGCGATCGTGCGCTCCTTGAGGCGGATGGCGCGCATGTGCTCCGCCGCCTTGTCCACGTCGCCGTCGAGCAGCGCCTTCGCGTGCGCCTTCTCCAGCTCGGTGATCTCCGTCTCCAGCTTCTGCACGTCGGCGTTGCGGTCGACCTGCTTCAGCTGATCGTTCAGCTCAGCCAGCTTGCGCTCGGCGATGTCGGCCCGCTCGCGCTCCTTCTCCAACACGTCCTTGTGACGGCTGACGGGGATAAAGCGCCCTTTCTCGTCGCGCGCCTTCTCTTCGTCGGTCGCTGCTGCTTTCGCGGCGGCTTCTTTCTCGGCCGCTTCCTTGTCGGCGGCTTCCGCTGCCGCCTTGTCCGCTGCCGCCTTGTCCGCCGCTTCCTTCTCGACTGCTGCAACCGCGTCCGCTGCCGCCTTGTCTGCTGCAATCTTCGCTTCGTCTTCGTTAGATGCCGTCAGATTGTCTCCACGGTCTTCGTTTGCGGCCATACAGTCTCCTTACGCTTGTTGTGCCGGGGTGGACGTGCCCGACTCACGCAGCTGCTGCGCGCGCTGGGCCAGGCGGTCCTCGCGACGCAGCTGTGCTTCCTGCTCCGCCTCCTGGCGGCGAATCTCCAGCTCCTGAGCGTGCTGCTCGCGCTTGAGCGCCATCTCCTGCTGCATGGCCTCGCGCTTCAGAGCGAACTCCTGCTCCATCTTCCAGCGCTCCAGCTCGTGCTCGCGCAGCGCCGCTTCTTCCTCGATGCGCAGCTTCTCCATCTCGGCGCCGTCGCCGCCCTGCGCCTCCTGAGCCTCCTTCATGGCACGGGCGCGCTGCAGTTCCGTGTCCGCCAGCGTCTTGCCGACCTCGGCCTCCGCCTTGCCGACCTCGGCCGACTGGGCACGCAGCGCCAACTCGGCCTGCTGCTGCGCCTCCGGCGACTCCTTGTCCGCCGTCATCTGCTTGACGATCTCCGAACGGCGCTGCAGGCGGCTGTTCTCAATGAGCACGTCGTCAGGGATCTGTACCCCCAACTCGCGCAGCGCGCGAGCCTGTTCGAACTGGCTATCCTCCAGTGTGGCGCGATCCGGCGTAGAAGTGATGATGATCCCGTACTCGCCCAGCGTCAGGTCGTTCAGTATCGTGTCCGTCGTCGGGTCGTACTGGTTCACCGTCAACGTCTGCGTCTGGTTCACGAGGTCGTTCCCAGTCACGTGGATCATCCGCTCTTCGGTGTAGTACTGCTGCACCAAGTCCAGCACCGCCCGCGCGAGGAACCAGTCACTGCGCTCCAGGTTGTCCATCACGGGGACGAGGTTCGTCTGCCCGCTCTGGCGCTTGGCGCTGATGGCCTTGGCAGCTACGTCCTCTCGGTCGAAGCCCTGCATGTAGTCGCTAACCCCACTGATGGTCTTCATGTGCTCTTCCGACTTGTAGCTAATCCGGTCCATGCCCTGGGGCGTGTTGTTCGGCGTGATGCGCTCCAGACCGTCCATCTCCTTCAGCTCGACGACGAGCCCTGTCTGGGCGCCATTCTGTTCAAGCTCTTCGATACCCATGTTCACGAGGTTCCCCGCCTTCACCTTCCAGCCGCTGTTCGCCGTGGTGTTGACAATGTGCAGCTCTTGACTGGACACCTTGTTCAGCAGCTCCTGTGGGTCAATCAGGTTCTCCACCAAACCTACAGTCTTGCCGTAGCGGAAGTGCGGAAAGTACGGCACCACCGTAAAGCGGTTATAAGGACTCCAGTCGTCGTGCAACACACAGTGATCTGCGGTCACAGTCCAGCGCACGCGCTTCGTCTTCTCACTGATGATCGTCATCTCGCCCTGCATACGCTCCAGCAATGCGGCTATGCGGTTCCTGTCCCATGCGTCCGGTACAGGCTTCCTATCCCCGGTCTGGATGTCCACGAAGAACTTCTGCATGGCGAGCTTGCGGTACTGGCGCTCCAGCACGCGAATGTTACGCCTGACGTGCGCCGTGTCCTGAATACCGTAGTAACTGCCTGCGAGGTTACTACCGGCGAAGCGGTCTCGAACCTTCTCGATAGAGTCGTAGGCGTAAGGGAACAGGCTCTCTTCCTTGTCCCGCAGGTACTCAGCGTCTGACTCGCCGTACAGCGTGGCGATGTCCTGGTACGTCATCCACTTCGTGATGAACACGTCGTTCCACTCATCCGGGTCGTACTCTTCCGCGTCAGGGTCGATGACCACATTCTTGCTGTTCTGCTGCTTGATCCGCACCGTGCCGCTCATGTTGTTCTTGAAGTCCATGCGAACGTCATAGAACCCGCGGCTGCGAATAATCCCGTCTGCGAACACAGA